TATGAAACGCAAGTTTATTTTGCTTTTGAAAAATCTGCTTCTATGAAAAAAGTAAATAAGTTACTCAAAAAAGAACAGAAGGTAGAAAAGAAAGAGCAATATAAGAAGTATCATTCAAAGTGATTACTTTTTACGCTTCGCATCCAGTTCAGCAAAGTTCTTAACTTTTGTACCTCCATCGTAAGACCAGGCATATCCGGAAATAATCATCTGCTCATTCAAGGATGTTGGTTCATCATTGATAAACAAGTGTCCGATAATTCTCCCATACTTCTCTGTGGAATCTGGGAGTTCGGTCTTGATAAGAATGTTTTTGGCACCTTCGCATCGATGCTTCAACCATTCTTTTGATTCAAGTCCATATTTCTTTTCGTTCGCATCTGTTGTACGTGACTCAGGAGTGTCAACGCCAGCAAGGCGAATCCGTTTAGTAAGAGATATATCGAACCCCAAATCAATATCAGCGTCAATAGTGTCCCCATCGACTACTTTATGGATTTCTCGAATACGATATATGTATGGGTCTTTATTGTCCATTAGAAAGGAAACTTAATACTGCCTGTATTTAGTTTCGGAATCGGTAATTTTTCAAATGCTTTGTTAACTTGATTTTCTACAACCTTACCAACAAACTCTTCTGGATTCTCAAGAATCTTCTGTGCCTTTTGATAAGTCACATAAGCACCATAACAAAGTACTCCACTAATCGCCAGACTTGTTGCTGACAGAATGAGTGCTAAGTTCTTCATTTCTTTTTACTACCTGAATTTTTTCTTGCATTTGATGCTTTCTTTTGAGCAGAACTTCTACATTGCCCAGTAGCTTTTCTTTTATCCCCGTTACCAAACGTTGGATTACATTTTTTCCCCATCTTTCATTTCCAAATATGCTATTCTTAATATGTAGTAAATGACATAAAGAGTAAAAGAAAGACCACATCCAAGAATAATCAATACACCCCAAGGAAATTCATTCATTCCACCAACCCTCTTGTTTATGTATCCAAACTTTCAAATCTTTTACATATTTTCTTAATATTTCTGCTTGTGATAAGTGCCAATCATCTCCTGTTTTCACATATGCCTTGATGTGTTCATCGACAGCATCAAGGCACTTTTTAATTACAGGATTCCAGGGTTCCCGAGTTGGAGTATTCCATTCGCGTGGCATAATACCTCATAAATCATTTTTTCTTGCCACCATTCTTTGCCTTTTTGGCAGTGGCATTACCCTGATTTTGTTTGGAGTGCTTTCCACCAGCAGTACCTTTTTTGCCTTTATTAGCAGATTTTGCCATTAGGTTCCCGTAGTACGTGGTTGAACTTGACCTTCCTCAAGAGCTTCAACTCTTTCTTCAAGAGATGGTGCTGCTTCAGAATCAAGTGGTTCAGGTGGATTTTCTACAAACTCTTCCCTTTTAGGTTCTGCTTTTTTTTCATCTTCTTCATCACCACCTTTCTTCATAGTATTAATTCCAAAGGTTGCAGCAGAAGCAGTAAAAACAGTCGCAATAAAAGTGGGGTCCATCTTGGATAGAGCCCCAGCATAACTAGCAGTTAGAAGAGCAGCAGACCATCCTAAGATGGCAATACGAATTACTTGCCCCAAAGCATTCTCCTTTTTCTTGTCCATCAGTTCCGTGTGATGAAGTCTGTCTTATTTAGGTTTTTAGAATTTGAATTTAACCTTTGGCAGAAACAGATTTAGTAGTTACTCCATCAGATACTTAGTGTGGGTCTGATCTGAAGTTTCAACCATTGAGTTGAAACTATTTATCTATCCTTTCTTCCAAGATTCACCTTCTGCCTTTCTTCTACGAGCAAGTCCTGCTTCTACATTTGAACCAGGATTACGATAGAGATAAAGAGCATCTGGTACTAGGTCCCACTCCTTATTCTTCAGGCGTTTAGTAATAGTATTGAAGTTATCACCACCATAAAAACCGGCACCAAGATTATAAGCAAAGCTAAGCAAAGCACCTCTCTTTCCATCCGACATCTCATTCCAATGTGGAATTTTACGAAGTGATGGAAGAAAATTATGCTTACACTCCTCAATTAGGAGTTCATCCGCTTCTGCCTGGGTAATCTTATCACCCATATGGAATGGAGAACCATCCTTCTTACGAGTGCATCCCCAACCAATAGTAATTGGCAGACCACCTGAGAGAGGATCTGGGTATGCATTTAATCTGCAACCTTCAAACTCTTTAATCAATTTGATACCCATTTGTGGAACATCATCACCACCAACTACAGAAGCTGCAGCAGCTGCAGGGGCTGATGCAGCACTAGTCTTTTTTCCCCTATAAATATCTGCCCATTCTACGTTATCTTCAAGAAATTTAACAGGCAAATTATCTTCTAACCATTGAACTGCTTTAATGTGATTAGGATTTCTTTCATCATAGAACTGAAAGAAATTATGTAGATCAACTCTTGCCATTTGGTCCTCCGAAATACTTTTGAAAAAGGTCGTTTGCTTCTTTATGTTTCCCGTGATTTGTAAGATCCTTAATAACCTTAAGTATCTTTCTTTTAAAATTAATCGAAGATTCTTCCCCAGCCATCGTTTCCTCCTGGACACCAACGATGCTTAAGCATTGCTTTTGTATAAATGGTCTTCTTACCATTTGTTACTGGACCAGTGTAATTGTCATTGCATGAACCATATGGATCGTTACAATAATAACCCTTTCCATCTGGTGTCTTACCGATAACTACAACCATGTGCCCACCAGTAGGTGCAGATAAAGGACCACGGTGAAGGATACCAATAACGACAGGCTTCCCAGCATCAAGACTCTTATCAATGTCATTAAAAGAAAGATTGTAACTAAAGTGTGACTTAACTCCATAACCTGCCAGAACCTTTGTTTGTACGGCATGGTCAGTTGTGTCACCAATCGCAAATACTTTCTTAACATACTCATCGTCGCCTTTAATGCTTCCTGGCTTAAGGAAAGCAAGACACATGGCACATGACGAACTATTGCAAGTTCTATGTGCATCTCTGTAGTTGTCTACTTGATTGAAATATGGAACATCAAGAACTGCTGGAGTTGGTGGTTTTGTTCTGTAAATACCAATCCAGTCAGTCTCTGCATCATCTAAAAACTGAGCAGGTAGGTTATCTTCTAACCACTGAACTGCTGCTACGTGATTTGAATTTTTTTCGTCGTAAAACTTAAAAAAGTTATGAAGATCTAATGTCATCTTCCTCTCCTATAAACTCTAATGAGAAAATATCATGATCTAGAATTTCTGGATTCAACCATTCACTAAATTCAGATTGAATCGCATGGGCATTATCAATATTTTCTTCACAGAGAGTATGAATGCGGTCAACTGCCCAATCATGTGTTGTTCGAAGGGTCTCTTCCAAAGTTACCATAATCTTTTCGCATGTAGCGTCCTAGAATATTGCTATTATAGTACGCTGGTGTTCCATCGTCAAGAGATTCCTTCAACACATTATTTAGGAAAAGTTGTTTTGTTTCTTCATAATTACATTCCCCTTTTGTCTTATGAAGACTCAAAATTACTCTATCAAATCTTTCCTTCCCCCAAAGGTCAACGTCCCTTTTGAGTTCTGGGCAAGATCCGTAATACCTCTTCCAGTCAGACTCCATTTTAGTTCGTCTACTCTTTCCTCCTTGCTTGCGGAAAGACCAGAAATATTTTCTACCAATATAACTACGACCAGTTTCGTTGCAATGAATATGATATACAAAACCAAAATTATCTTGAATATCAGAAGACTCAAAAATTTCCCCATTGAATCTCCAGGGATTTTCATAACTCATACTAAGAATCTTTATGAGCTATTATTTATCTTCAACCCTAGCAAAGCGATTCTAGCAATAAAAAAGGAGGTTTGTCAACCCCCTTGAAGTTATATTAGTTTAAATCAACGAACATTGGCAGCATACCATCTTTCAAATGCTTCTCTATCTTTATGACCTCTTGGTGGCATTGGTCTTTTTTCTCCACGAACTGGTTCATATTTTCTATCTTCCTTTTCACCTTTTTCGGGATTGCGTTGATAACCCTCATCGAAGGTGAATTGTGAAACAAGAGCATATGCTTCTTGCTCAGTATGTCCTCTCTCAACCAAAGACTCAATAAGAGCATCAAGTTCGAATTCTTCTTTTGAGAGAATAGGATCAACTTCAACATTTGAACCTGTTCTTACGTTTCTTCTTGCTGCTGCTTGATGAGCACGAGTGCGGGCCATAAATCCGGCACTTCTACCACCACTGTCTCTGTCTTGTCTATCTCTTGCCTTTAGTAGTCCTGCTACTTTTTTATCAGATACTTCATCAAGTTGCTGTGCTTCTTCACCAAGTCTAGAAGCAGCACCTGCTGCCTTGCTAGCAACTTTACCAACGGCACCTGCTGCCTTACGGAGTCCCTTTCCAATCATACTCTTTACACCACTCTTAACTTCTGCCTTCTTCTTCTGAGCAGTGTATGTGACTGAGTGTACTGCAGAACGAGCTGCTCTTCTAGCACTGTCCTTGGCAATTGAACCAGCAATACCAGCAGCAGCAATGGCACCTTTTGCTTTTGCCTTTACTTGACCTATAGCACTCTTTACTGCCGTTCTACGTGCTTCTGCTCTCTTTTCACCTACCTTTGCCTTAGCACGTTCTCTTCTCTGCTCTGGGCTTTCGGTATCACTACCATAGGTTACCTTTGCTTCATTTAGATATTCGATTGCAGCCTCTTCTACGGTTTCTGCTGCTTCATCAAGAGTATATCCATACTCCATGCATTCTTCAATGAGTTCTTCTACAATTTCTTCAATCATCTCATAGGAGATTTCATCTCCCTCATCGTACATATTTTGATACGATTCGTATACACTTCTTAAGTCAGATGATAACATTTTTTATACTTGTTGGAATTCCTACAGATATTTATAAAAAAGGGTCCTCCCAAAAAGAACCCTCAAGCAATATCATTAGATTTTGTATTATTCCAAACGTATGAATAATCATGATCTCCAAAAAGGAAATCATCATACTCTGCTGCTTCTTTGTATGCGTTCAGGATTTCCTGTTCACACCATTCATCATAATTGGAATCCCGAGAAAGTATCTTTGGTAACATCCTGTTTGATTCCTCCAACGATGTAAGATTCGACTTCGGTTTCTTGTGGTGCAACTTGAAGACCCTTAGAACTAATCCAATGCTCAGTCCAAGGAAGTGGATTATTCTTTGCAGAAATATCATAAAGTGGTTTGAGACCAATTGCCTTCATTCTACGGTTTGCAATCCATTCGACATACTGCTGTAACAGTTTGTCATTGAGACCAATCATCGAACCATCCTTGAACAGATACTCTGCCCAAAGTTTTTCCTGATTTACAGCGTTCTCAAAGGTCTTATAGAACCACTGTTCCTCCTCTTTGGAGATACGTGCCATCTCAGGATCGTCACCCTCTTTCCACTTGTTCAGAATGTTCTGAGTGATAACCAGGTGCTGGTTCTCATCACGAGCAATCAGTGAGATGATCTTTGCACTTCCTTCCATAAGTTTGAGTTCGCCAAATGCAAAACTGCAAGCGAAACTGACGTAAAAGCGAATACCTTCAAGAATATTAACGTTTGCAATTGCTCTGAAAAGTTTGCGTTTGAGTTCATACCTTGCCTCTTGTGCGTATGGGACTTGTTCTAACGCATGAATCCACTCACTTGAATTATCATAGTGATGGGCACTATTGATGAAATCATTGTATGCCTGAGTTACACTCACGGCACGTTCCATAATACGATCCTCTTTCAGAATCGTATCAAAAACTTCAGATGGATCCGAATAAACATTCTTGATGATATAAGTGTATGAACGGGAGTGGATCATCTCCATAAACTCCCATACCTTCATACATGCCTCAAGTTCAGGTAGTGAACAGTATGGAGCAAATGCCATACCAGGTCCACGACCCTGAACTGAGTCCAGCATTACCTGATACTTCAAGTTGCTAGTGAAGATGTGCTTTTGCTCTGGACGGAGAGATTGATAATCTCCTCTATCCTTCTGAAGAGAAACCTCTTCAGGTCTCCAAAAATATCCTAGTTGTTGGGTTGTAAGTTTATCGAAAATTGGATACTTGTAAGAATCGTATCTTTGTATTCCTAGTGGTTTTCCAAAAAACATTGGTTGTTTTTTGGTGTCTACTTCTTCAGAGTTAAAAACGGTCATTGATTCGACCATTGGTTTCTCCTCTAGTTTGGTTTTAAATCTTACAAGACTCACAATCTTCTTCCTCCGTATTTAAAATATCATTGACTAAATCAGTAAGAGATGGTTTGGAATCTTCCACTTCATCAGTCTTTGCATCATAAGTGTTTTGATAGTAACTGGTTTTCCAACCGTACTTATATGTAGTCAAAAGGTCCTGTGCCATTACTGAAGTAGGAACTTCATTATCTGGGTAATTTTCTGGATTATAGGACCAGTTTCCAGAAATCGCTTGATCGAAGAACTTTTGCATAACAGCAACAATATGAATGTACCCACGATTGCTAGGCATATCCCACAGCAACGTATAGTTGTTCTTAAGACTTTGATACTGGGGAACAATCTGCTTGAGTGGTCCCTTCTTCGACTTCTTAATGGACAAGTATCCTCTAGGTGGTTCGATTCCGTTGGTTGCGTTTGACACAACGGAACTGCTCTCCGATGGCATCTGTGCGGACAATGTTGAGTTTCGTACCCCGTATTGTAATACTTGCTGTCTAAGACTCTCCCAATCATACTTCAATTCATTAGGTACAATTTCGTCAACATCTTTCTTGTAAGTATCTATAGGAAGAATACCCTGTCCATACTTAGTTCGTTGCGAATATTCACAAGCACCCTTTTCCTTAGCAAGATTGACCGTTGCTTGAATCAGGTAATACTGGAATGCTTCAGTCAGATCGTGGACAAGTTTCCAGGCACCAGGATCGTCATAATGCTCCCCGTGCTTGGCAAGATAGTGTGCCAAACCAATATAACCTACTCCAAGTGAACGACGTGCTCTTGTGGCGATTTCTGCTGCTTTGACGGGATATCCTTGAAAATCAATGAGTTCATCAAGACTCCTAACAGCAAGATCGCAAAGAACTTGAAGATCTTCAAGATCCCTGATTTTGCCAACATTGATAGCAGAAAGAATGCAAAGAGCAATTTCACCATCGGGATCATCAATATGCTGAATGGGTTTAGTAGGCAGAGTAATCTCTTGACACAGATTGCTCATCTCAACCTTATCCATAAAGGAAGAGTGAGAGTTGCAGTGGTCAATATTCATAATATACAAACGACCAGTTTCAGCACGTTCTTTCAGGAGGTCCAGAAAGAGTTCTTGAGCACCGATAGTTTTTCTTGGAATAGACTCATCTCGTTCATAAGCCACATACAGATCGTCAAATCGATCAGTCCCAAAAGCATCATACAGACCAGGAACTGCGTGAGGAGAAAAAAGAGAAACCTCTTCGTTGCGAATGAATCGTTCATAGAACAGTTTGGAAATTTGGATGCTGTAGTCTAACTTACGAACACGGTTATCTTCGGTTCCTTTATTATTTTTTAGTACTAGGATATCTTCGATTTCTTGGTGCCAGATTGGGAAGTGTACTGTTGCGCTTCCACCTCTGATGCCATTCTGTGTACAACATCTGACAGTTGCCTCAAACTTCTTGAGGAATGGGATAACCCCAGTATGAGCAACTTCTCCGCCTCGGATTTTGCTGTTGATACCACGGATTCTGCCTGCGTTGATACCGATTCCCGCCCTTTGAGCAACATAGCGCATAATAGCCAAGTCACTACTACCGATGCTATCGAGGGTATCATCAACATCAACAAGAACACAGCTAGCATATTGTCGAAGTGGCGTCCGAACTCCTGCCATAATGGGAGTTGGAATGTTAATTTTGTGTTTGGAAATTGCGTCATAGTATTTCCTCACATAATCTAAGCGCGTTTCTTTGGGATATTTTGAAAAGATGGTCGCCGCAATCAAAAGGTACATAAATTGTGGCGTTTCGTAAAGTTCGCCAGAACTTCTGTCTTGCACAAGATATTTATCAACGACTTGACGTAGACCTGCATAAGTAAACAGATAGTCACGACTATGATCAATGAACGACTCAAGTTTATCAAACTCTTCATCGGTATACAGATCCAAGATTTCTGGGTCATAGACACCTCTACCAACGGCACGAAGGACGTGCTGCTTGACTGTGGGGCAATCGTGCATACGACCAAACAACTGCTTGCGGAGGGCAAACAGAAGCAGTCGAGCAGCAACGAACTGATAGTTGGGGTGATCCAGATCAATCAGGTCAGAAGCAGAACGAATCAGAATCTCCTGAATCTCTGCAGTGGTAATACCATCATAAAATTGGATGCCTGATTGCATCTCTACCTGAGATGCTGATACACCTGCTAGGTCTTTGCAGGCTTCTTCCACCATAACATGGAGTTTATTTAAATCAAGGGGTTCAGTTTTACCATTTCTCTTAACGACTTTCGTTCCGTTGCTCATATTTTCTTCCAGTTGTTAAACTTAATTTTTGCTTCTAAACCTGAGTAGGTATTTGATTTTAACACATCCATAACGTTAAGTCCAGCCAAAACCATATCATTAATATCTTTTTGCTGGATTGATGTTGGCCAAATAATTACCTTTTCTCCACGTTCAATTGTTTTTGAGATTCTGTTAATAATTTCTCGATTTCGTGGTTCGTTATCGTAAATCCAAACAGGATCACTAAACCCGAAGTCACGAATATCAGCATCAGCTCCGCACATAGCAATTGCATTGCAAATGAACGTTGAGTCGAATGGACCCTCCGTAATGTAGACTGTTTCGTTTTTTTGAATGTTGTCGAGTCCATAAATTTTGGGGGAATTTTCATTCAACATCACGGTAATATATTTAACAGGGTTCGGTCCCAGTGCTCTTCCCTGAAAACCTATCAAGTTAGAGTCTGCATCATACATTGGTATAATAATGCGACTCTCATCCCTACCAATAGTGCTGAAAATGACTTTTTGAGTGTTTGTCCACTCCTTAAATTTGTCAGCAAAATAAAACTTTTCTGGATTCAGTTTTCGTTTTTCCAGATATTCTTTGGCAATTGGAATCTCTGATGCTTTTGGTAAATCCAGTTTCTTTTTGAAGGTAGGTTTTACAAAATCAAACTTAGGTTCCTCAACCACAAAGTTTCTACCAGTATGCCCTTCCTTAAACTTTTCCAGAGTATATTGCTTATGAAGCGTAGGATCTAACTCCTTGAGAAAGTTATTGAAGGATAAACTTGCTCCGCAGTTATGACACTTAAAGTTCGTATTATTCTTGACGGGATATAAGTATCCTCTTGCCTTTGTTTTGTTACGTTGAGAGTCACCACATATGGGGCAGCGGAAGTTGTAGAGATCTGCCTTGACTCTCTTGAATTTTTGTAGTCGTGACGAAACTAGTCCAATGTACTTGGAGTCAATCAAATCCATTATAAAAGGTATTACTTCGCTCTTTCTATTGTAGCAGAGGTAGGAACTCTGGTCAAGGTTGGCATAAAAGTTGGGAGAACTCCAATAAGCACTAAAGCAAGAGCAACTACACCACCAATCTGCCATCTAAACTTATATAAACCATCAATTTTAGTTTCTATATCTTCTACCTTCTTACAAAGTTCACCATCATCTGCTTTACATTGTTCTATTCGTTCATCATGAACGGCAAGCATTTTGCAAATGTTTTGATTTGTTTCACTTAATGTCTGAATGGCAGTATCAACCTTATCAATAATCTGCTCGTGCGCTTTAAATCTTTCTTGTAGAACAGCTAATTGAACCTGCGAGTTGTTGCCAAACATCTTCCTTATTGCGGTGGTTTTCTTCTTTGCATTCTTGCAAGATCTTTAAAAAACGGATTCCAATTTCTCCTTTTACCTTTTCGCAAATCAACTGGTGGAGTTTCAGTTTCAATATTATATCCAACAGATTTTTCACCAGTGCCGACAACGTTAGCAATGGCACTCTCTTCTTTAAGAGTTCTAACTATACCAATAATTTTATCGATATCCATTTAAATTCTCTGCAACTGTAATACACATTCATCATCAACTTTTACATTATCAATTTCACTTTTAGGATACTCTGGTAGTCTGTTCAAAAATAAAAGAAAACTTTTTATATAAGGCCAAAGATCTTTTTCTAAGTTATAAAAAAGTAAAGGAACCGCAGCGTCATCAAATACATTAAACAAAACTGTCAAGTGATTTAGAATAAGATGAGTTTTCAATTCACCAGTATTTTTGTATCTCTTAAGCAATCTTTTAATGTATTTGATTCTTTTCAAATCATCTTCAAAATCTTCTTTAGTTACTGCTTGAGGATTGTTGTAAAATTTTATAGCAAATATTAAATAGTTGTCCTCATTCAATTCATCAAATCTCATATATCAATTATCTTGGTGTTGGATATAAAATACCGTCAGAACCAGTAGTAATTCCAGACATTGCGACAAGAATTTCACTCTTAACTCTCAGTTTTCCATGTGTATCAATGTAAGTTGTAACACCAACCCATCCAGCACCACTCGTTCTATAAGCAGTGGATGTTGAACCATATCCTGTTGTAGTGCTGATACCATAAACCTGCTTATCGTAACCATCAACATATCTCTTAAATGTCAGAGTTGCACCTGTTGCAATTCCTGAAGAAATAGTTGATCCTAATGTAATTGTAGAAGTTCCAATTGTAGAAATTATAATGTCATTGCCACCATTCAATAAGGTATCACCAACGATCAAAGTTGATGGAGCAACTACTGGAATGATACTAGTACCAATATTAGCGTTTGTGGTTGCTGTTCCAGTAATACCTAAGTTTTTTAAAGTTGCACTTGCATCAAGTTTATTGCTGTAACTATAATCACCAACCGTATAAATTGGAAGTTCACTAATATAAAAACTAGTTGCCGCAATTGCAGCACCACTCAATCCCATTGTAGATCCAATGGTAAGTTGAGTGGTACTTGCAATTCCAACAATTACGGCATCTCCAAAATATGTTCCACGACTACCTCTAATTCCAAAACGAATTACATCACCAGTAGCAGCAGCACCAACTCGACCAAAAGTAGTTCCACTTCCAGTAACAATTCGGGTTGAATAGTTCAGAGATACTGTTCCTCCTGAACCTTTATTATCGTTTCTTCTCCAAAGAGACATGTGACTTACCTGTAAATTTCTTTATTATATTGATATTTATAAAAAAAAGAGACCTTGAAGGTCTCTGCATTTTAACTACACTAACTCAGGGAGTTAGATCTTTTGCACCCTTATTCTTCAGTTGTGCTTGAGCCTGAAGAAGAATGAGTGAAAGAATACCGTTTGATTTTACTTTTGGGTTTGCCCCAAGTGCTTCCGAAACTGCAAAAAGAACAGTTGCGATAAGAGCCTGATTTGCTAAACACCAAGCAACGAGTGCTGACATGATGACCTCCGTGTGAAGAGTATCCTGTCCTATTTATTACATTAAGGAACCCTTACCATATTTGGCAATAGTTGCTTGCCTTACAATATCCATTGCTTTTCTTGCAGCATCGGGATCTGGTTTCTTTTTAGGTCCAGTTGTTCCACCAGTTCTATTTGGATTTACACCACCACGGTATCTAGATGGACGATCCATTCCTGCTCTTTCCTGCTCACGATCTCTCATACGATCTGACTCTTCTTCAGAGACCATTTCACCTTCTGGTTCATAAGACATCTTAAGACCCATTGATCTTAACTTATTTTTAACCATATTTACTTTGGTTGGAATCTCTCTAGGATCTTCTACACCACCTTCACTCTTTTTAAGTTTTGGTGCTTTCTCATCTTCACACTCACACTCTTCACCTAATTTTTTACCACCACGACGAGCAGTTAAGACAGCAGCAATCGCAGCCTTTCTTCTTTCTTCTTTTGTTCTTCCTGCTAATTGAGGAGACTTAGAAGCATAAAAATCCTTGATTGCCATTCCCATATCAGTTTTAGCAGTAATCTTCTCATCTAATTGATCACCTTTTGGTTCATATGACGATGATAAAGATGTTAAGTTAACTCCCTTTTGAGATGCAATTCTTTGCTTCATTGCCAAATCTTTTTGAGCCATGTCAGCCTTTTGCTTTGCCATCAATACTTGATTAACGGCAGATTGATTTTGCTGAGGTTTTTGTGGTCTTTGTTGATTTGGTTTTAGTGTTGCAGTCTGATCTAGTTCTTCTTCTATTTTTGGAAATAATTTTACAACAGCATTTTTTCCACTATAGTTATTGACTTTTTCTCCAGTTAATTTTCTATTCGCAGTTTCGGTTTTATCTTTTACTTCCCCAATAAATTCTTCCTTAACTTTTTTTTTACCACCCATTTGATCTTTTCCAGTCGCACCAGCAATTACATCACCACGAGTTACTTTATCATAAGGTGGATAATTATTTGCTAAATTGCCATCATTCTTTAATCCTTTACCTGCCTTCACTTTTGCAGTTTTTTCACCTCCCTTATCATCATCTTCATCTGGATGATAATTAGTAATCTCAACTCTTGAAATATTTGGATTAGCACGAAGTTCTGCAATCTTTGCACGAGTTGCCTGACGACGATAAGTGTTGCCAGTCTTCTTATCAGTTACTACAATCCATTGCTTTTCTTCACTAGACTCTTCAGTAAAAACTTGAACTAGTGCATTAACTAAAGTCTTCTCTACAAGATCTTTAATATCACTTGTATATTCTTCTCCAAGAATTTTTTTCTTCGCAAGAGTCTTGACTGCAGGGGGTGCTGGGGATTTGGCAAGTTGAGCAAGATATGCTTTGGAAACTTGAGCTGGGTTTAGATTAGTATCTTTACCCATTTTTTGCTTAACTTTATATTTTACATCAGAAGCAAGTTGAGATGCTTGCTTTTCTACATCTGTTGCTCCTGCAGCGTGACCACGATGAGGACCGCCTTTCTCTTCAAAAATCTGCTTACTCATTGGAAGATTTAAATTACTTACTTTTTCCTATACTTATTTATGAATTGTCTTCCCCAACTGTTTCCAGGAACCATTGTTTCAACATATTTTCTGTATCCATCAGTTCCAACAAGAGTATTTGGTTTACCTGGTTCCCTTTCAATTGAACTCATATGAACCTCTGTATATTTTTTTGTTTCAGTAACATCCTTAATCCAAGACTTGAACATGATATGATCTTCCGTTACACAAATAAGATAATTAGTTCCACGACGGATGATTCTTCCAATTAATCCCGTATTCAAATTTTCTACAAGTTGACCAACCTGATAAATCTTTTCCTGAATATAATTTTCACGAAGATTTTTCCAATCAAACTTGGGAGCAATTTCCCAAAGACTCCAACCCTCTTTAATATTCATTGCAGAACGAAGAGTATTATAAAGTTCCTTTGCCTGTTTATCATTCATTGAAGAAGGAACTCCCTTACGGAAAGTTTTAAAATCTCCTTCTGCTGCTGCTTTTCTTTGCTTCGATGCTGACATTCCTGATACATCATCTTCGGCATCTGGATCTCTTTCACCAGCAGAACGAACTTCTATGTTGTCAAAAGCATAGAGTTTTCCATTGTAATTATTTGATAGATTTTCAAACTCTTTAACCCTATCTCCACCACCGATAATTCTTACATTTGCATATCCATCCATATGTGCCTTCTTAAGCACATCAAAGATTGTGCGGTTTGCTGGATCATTCACGATCTTTTCACTGTGCTTTGGATACATCTGTCTCATAATTGAGACTTTTGTATCAGCATCTAGAGGATTCTTTTTCTTATCCTGACTTCTTGAAGGTACAATAATATAGTCTCCATCATCAGAAGATGTTGCGACTGTATCTAAAAGTTTTTCGTGTCCTGTGGTTGGTGGATTAAAACGACCAAAAGCAATCGTCAAAGTTCCTTTTGTTTTTTCAACTTCAGGTGGAACCATCTCTACTGGTTGTTGTGCCTGCGGTTCTTGCTGTGGTGCAGATTGAGCAGGTGCTGCCCGTTGTGCTGGTTGAGTTTCGTATGATGTTTGGGATAACTTCTTTTCCTTATCAGATTGTGCTGGATCTTGCTGACCAACTCTCTGTCTCTTATTATAAAACTTTAATTGACCCTTCTCAGTTTTTGCTATAAATTCCCCTGTTCTTCTATCATACCATCCACCATGACCGTCACCAACAAGACCCATTCTTTCGGCTTGCTGAACGGCAGTCGATGCTTCAGATAAAAATTGGAAAAAATTTTTCATTACTTATTTTTACAGATTTCGGCAGTTATTATCCTTTCATTTGCAACAATGTATCTGAGAACACCAGTTCTCATTTTCTTATATTTATTCATTTCTTTATCCGTCTTACATAAAGAGATTCTTCTATCAAAAGTCATATAGATGTGTGCTAAAAGATCATTGTATTTTTGCTTTCTATTTTTTGATGTAGATCTAAAAGAATGAATGATGTCTTGTATATACGAATCCATAATCTTATGCGAGTTTACCATGAGGAGCAAATCTCTTTCCAACTTTCAAGGAAAGATATAGTAGGTCAGTCCAAAATTCTTCTGGTTTACCAGTACTTTTAGATAGAACATCATAAAAGAAATGAAGTTGCATGAGTTTAGATTGAGCAACAGATTTTGATTTTGAATCGTTTGACCGATACATACTCAGTATTCTACTACGAAATTCTGCATAATTACTGGTTCCTTTTATTTTCGACTTCAAAGTATTATACATCAATTCATAATTCCTAGTATCATTTTTAAAATCTTCGGCAGTTTCTGGATAATCCTGATGCCTATTTACAAATGAACTTCCGGGAACTTTGTTTTTTAGCATTGTTTCTACAAGGTCTACAGGAGCAGCTCCACCTCTTCCACCACTACCTTTTACAACACTCTCATACTTTAAATTTGAAAAACCAGATGCAGGAGTTCTGATTACATTAATCGTATATTTTCCAAAAAGAACATAAGCACCCTGAGACATACCATCTTTAGTCTGTTCAGTTTTAATCTCAATAGTTATATCTTTCATTTTAACTTCTTCAACTTGAGCAAACTCAACACTCTTTGGATCCTTATTGACATAAGCAAAGTTTGCCTTTTCTTTTGGTTCAATCTTTTTCAAAGAAAGACCAACTAATTTATTATCTTTCATCAAATTTAATAATACATTATTTAATTCTGTTAAAGTTTGAGATCCATCCTTTTGTATTGCTTCATCTATCTTTTTCTTCACTTGATCTTTATTTTCTACAGCCCAAATATCAGAAGGATTCCACGTTTCGTATTTTCCAACATCCTTAAGTTTTCCAGAAGGAGTTACCTCTTTTACAAGTTGTGCTCTTTCTTTTATAAAGCTCATAAAATCTTGCCCACCATGCTCAAAAATTTTCCATTGTGAAGGTTGAAATTTTTTAAAAAATGCCTTTTGATGCTCAAAATAACTATGTGTCCACTCATTAATACTATCATTATAAGGGGGTTTAAAAATTTTATCTAACCCCCTTTTAGTTTCGACATCATTTAAAATATCAGAAGCACTTTCAAACTTTTTATTTCTTTTTAAAACTTGCGTTAAAATAAAAGCACTTCCTGCTTCCTGAATCACAGTCGGAACAGGTCCAGCAACTCCAGCTTGAGTTACTTTTACCATCAATAAACTTTCAAATCCATCAAATTTTATATCACCAAGTTCATATGATCCATAAAAATTTTCTTGCAATATTCCAAGAACTCCGTCCTTGATTTTCTTTTGTTGGGTTGGATTTAACTTTTTATCAAAAGATAATTCAACACCACTTCTACCTAAAAAAATACCATCAATAGGAATGGTTCCTATTTTTTTAACTTTCTTTTCAAAATATTCAGCAACATTTTTAGTATCTGCTTGTTGTTTAGCCATATATTATTGTACCCCCAATCTTTGCCCCGCAGCATCCATTCTTCGCATAGTATCTCTTCTATCTGTTTCCGTTCTTTCTTTTTTCCTTTTTCTTTGATCTAGTGTTTCTGGTTGAGATATTGGTTGCTGTTTTGGTTTAGTATCTACTGGTTCAGTTCTCTGAGGTTGTGTTGGTTTTGATTCTGGTTTTGATTCTGGTTTCCTTTCCTGTGCTGTTCGTGCTTGAGCAGCTCTTTGAGATAAAGTATCTAGAGAAGTTCTTGCAGCACTAACTGCCTGTGATGCTATCTCCTGCTTTGCCGCATGTTGCTGTGCAGCACCAGGATTATTTTGAAGATAATATCGATTCTTTCTAGGAACTGGTTTTCCATTTGGGAATCTGATTACATTAGCATCTGCCTGCTCTCTTTCGGCATTTGATAATGCTTGTTGTGCTTGAGATGCTTGTCTGGAAAAATCTGAAAAACTAGATTGTCTGGAAACTGGTTCTTCTGGTCTGTAGTCAATCTTTAAATTTCCAGGTCTATTGCTACCTTTAGGAAGTGCTAATCTTGGTCTTGCACTCTTTTGTTGTTCTGATGGTTTGGCAGTTGCCTCCTTGCTTTTAGTTTTTCCAGTAAGGACAAGTCCGGCAGTTCCTTCATTACCTTTGAATTTTCCCTTCCCAGAAGTTGCAACTTGAGAAAGTAATCTTTCAAATTGAGGATACTTATCAAGAAGTTTATCTGATATGCCTTGAGAAACATTCTTTAAACTTTGCTTTTGCTTTTCTGGATCTGATGCTTCTCCTGCTGTTTTTTGAAGACGACCGATTGCTGAAAGACGTTCAGCATCATTCATAATTTCTTTTTCAATTTTTCGCCTTTCTTCTTTCGATTTATTACCATGAAATCTTTTAACATATTGCTTAGCAGCAATTTTATACATTCCCTT